GTATAAGTCTGATTTGTAATATGTTAGGTTTTTGGAAGATTTACTTTCACGGATTTTTCACGGAAAGGGAATAGCATTTATCTTCTATGTCATAAACGCTATTTCCGTGGTACTTCCTGCGGAATTATATTTGATTTCAGTCATAGTATTGTAGAATAAGCCACTGCAAATATACAATTATTATGCAGAACTTCAACCCGATACGTCTCAAATCTTTGATACGGGTATTATAAGAAAAGCAGCCCCGTGTCGTATGGCGACTACACGAGACTGCTACCGTAAAAAGGAGTGTTGTTTACAATATGTTCTAACATTTGTAATGCAAAGTAAATCAATAATTACGACATATCCAACAACTTATTTTACTTTAACCACTTAAGGTAAAATATAATAATCCCTATGTTACATAGATATAGCAGCACCACCCTTTGAGCCTTATACGTCCTTAGGGGAAGAGAGAGAATCGCCGTCGGTTTTAACTCCCGGGCGGCAGACAGAGGTTGTCTCTGTCTTCTTAGCCTCCAGTCTCACGATTTGAGACCGGAGGCTATCTATTAGCCACTTCTGATCCTCGATGATCTGTTTCTGTGCAGCAATGGTCTCGTTCAGCATCTGCACCTTTTCTTCCAAGGCACTAATGCGGTCCTGGTAATTCCTTTCCAAATCTTTAGGAATTGGAACATTTTGCTGATTATCCTCTTTCAACATTGAGCCCTCGCCGGTGAGAAGCCATGCGATGTTTAGTTCTGGATAGGTAAGAGAAATTTTCTTGATAACTTCTTGCCCTATCGAACGTGATATATTGCTTACGTACCTCGGACTTAAGCCACAATCAAGTTCAAAACGGTTCTTGCTAATTCCTTTAGATTCGATAAATTCGATAAGTCTCTGTTTGATAGGACTTTCAGTACTGTTGTTGTTCATATTCTTAAATCATTAAGATAAATTTTCTTAAAAACACGCTTGTAATCAAGAGAAATTTTCTCATCTTTGCCATATCAAATCACTCTCAAACATTTGATATAACAAGCCGAATATGCAAAAATGCGAAAAAATAGGGACTGATACAAGACCATTCACGTCGATATGGCCCACCCTCTCCGAAGACTACCAGAGGGAGGTCAGGGCTGAACTTGCAAAGAAGGGAGTGACCTATCAGACGCTCTGGAACTGGGCTCAAGGCAAGGTCAAGAAACCCGTCATGCACTACCGGATCATCCTCTGCGACGTGCTTCTGAAGAAATGCGGAATCAACGCCAACCGATTCACACTATTTCCTGACAATTAGAAACAGAAAGGGCGGTACATACATACCGTTGAGATAAGAATAAGCCATAAAGTTTAGATGTTGAGATTTCCATAAATATAAACCCGTACCGCCCTTTTATAACGAACATAAGTCAAACAATTAAATACATGAAGTCATGCAAGAGCCATTAGTAAGCGACACCGCGACATTCAACCTTACCGAAGCGGCAAAGGTTATCGGGGTACACCCAAAGACAATCCAGTACTGGATCAAGAAAAAGAGACTCCCGGTCCACTACAGGACAGTAAACCGGAGACCGTTCGTCACCGGAATGGAACTTAAGATGGCCTACAAGAGAACCATTTAACACAATCATAAAACACACAAAAACAATGAGAAAGTTCATTCTATTTTTTGCGATGGCAGCACTCATGATCACAGGCTGTCATGGTGTTCGTCCGGGAGCGGACGAGGAAGCGGTACTCGTACACAAGCCATGGTTCTTTGGTCATGGCGGTGTGGATATGAAGCCGGTCACTACAGGTCTTGACTGGGTGTGGTGGAGTACATCACATGAGACATTCAAGGTCGTTCCGGTCAAGTACGAAGAGAAACTTGACGACATCATTTCAAACGAGAACACTCCCCTCGACTTTCAGACCGTGATCTCACTACAGGTGCAGAAGGGAAAGACCCCGGTCCTGCTTCAGAACTACGGTGTGGACTGGTACGAGAACAACATTCGGGACACCTACCTGAACACGACCCGACATTACGTTTCCCTTTATTCGCCATTCGACCTGACGAGCAACCGAGAGGTAATCGCACATATAGACTCCTGCGTAAAAGCCGACATGGTCGCATATATACTCAAATTGTCCCAGCAGAAAGGAGAGTTGCCCGTAACCGTCTGCAACGTCATCACCGGACGTGCCATCCCGAATCAGAAGCAGCTCGAAGAAATGAATAATACTGCAGCACAGATTCAGGCCAAACAGACCCAGGAGCGTAGGCAGGAAATGGAAGCGGCACGTGAGGGTGCCGAGAAGCAGAGAGCGATAGCCGACAAAGCCTACCAGAGGGAACTCGGGCTCACCACAGATCAGTTCATCCAACTTAAGGCATGGGAAGTCATAGCAAATAAGCCGGATGCCAATATAGATGTCCTCGTCGGAGGCGGTGCCTCCCAGATGTGGAATATCAGACGCTAACTGGATAAGTGCCATTTTATGTTAGTTAGTTGAAAGGCCGGGGATAGCCTGACCGCATCCCCGGTCACAAAGTGCAAGCCGTGAGGCTCCACAGATGAATTCATTAGGTTTAGGTTTTAGTACACAGGACGGAAATCCTCATGGGCTCCGTCCAAATTGGGAGAGTAGCTCAGAGGCAGAGGGTCGGGGTGTTTTCCCGAAGGGTCGGGGGTTCGAGTCCCCCTTCTCCCACAAGGTCTGAAAGTCCTGCAATAATAATAGGCTGCAGGTGAAGCGAAACCGCACGGAGTTGCCCCACGCCGGATTACAAGTAGCCCCGTGTTGCTCCAGATACCTGGGAACGCCTTGTGCGGAGGATTACCGCATCAGACCACAACTTTTAACTATTAACGCTTATGGAAACAGAGATTATTGATTCCGAATACCCTGAACTTGAAGTGGGCGAAGAGTTCACCACAGACCAGAACGAGAAAATGAGGTGCATCGGACACCATGAGGACGGATGTCCTATCTGCGAATATGTGGATTAACAACAACCAACATAAATACAAGTACTATGGATTTAGAGAAATTATCATTCAACGGGATTGATCACGAAAAGTTCGTGGACTCCGTACAGACAGTATGTCAGTTTATCAGTGGTGTAACAAATACCCCCCCGGAACAGATGAACATAGACTGGGACTGATGCTTACGGGTATCACAATAATGCCACTGCATGATTCCCTTGGGAAATTTCATGATACCCTCATGGAAGAGCGAAAGTACCTTCAAAAGGAGTCAGCAGTGAAACATTCAGACAGAGATATGCAAACCAACTAATACAAGTAAATCATGGAAAAAACATTATTTGAAATGACTCAGGACTTCGTTATGTCATTGGGTCAGGCAAAATTAAGCAAGGACAAGATCGGAGAAGAAGCAGCCATCATCGTGGCAATTCGGCCAGAACGGGGGGGGAATCCGATAAGGACATAAAGCATGGCGAAGTCACTGCGGCTGTGATGGGTAAGAATGGACATCTGTTCGATGCTCTTCTGACAATCGGAAGACAAGACCGCGACATGAGAGTGAACATCATCAAAGCTGCTTCAAGATTGATTCTTGATTTTGATTAGAAATACAGAGGAAACGCGGAATAAACACACATTAACTCCGCATTATTCCACAAAAACTTAACATAGACGGGGAGTTTCTTTGGGTTTCTTCCGAAGAAATACGAAGAAACTCCAGACTGCGGTAACGTAGTCGGTTTGTGGGTTGGAAGCCTGTATATCCGTTTGCCCTTGTCGGGGTAAGGGTGGGGCTGGAGACACAAAGGAAAGAGCCTGTAGGTTAGACGTGCTTTCCGGATGTGCAACGCTTGGCTCCGTAAAACTTCAGAGCAATCTCCAGCAAGAATGACTGGCAGCATGGAAAGACAGCATTTGTTTAAGAATCGTTCAGTCCGGAGCGACATGACAGTTACTCCGGGCACAATGCCAGCCGTGATGGTCCGCAAAACATGAAAATAGTTTTTTCATAGGTTAAGTTTTAGGTTAGAATTGCCCCGGCATGGTTGGTTCTGTGTCGGGGTGCCAGAGACGCAGGGATGTGTTGCTTTTGAGTACTAATTTGATTTGCACCTGGTCATGGGAGTGGTGAAACCTCCCATGGCTGCTATTGACAACATAAAAACATTGATTATGAGTAACGAAATTCAGAATGCTCAGGAACTTGGAACTCCTGTACCGGCAGCCTCGCTTCTCCCACTATCGGAGATTGAGAGCCTTGTTAGTGTAGCCAAACGCTATCCGCGTGATATAAAGTCGGCTCTTGACAAGTCCTTTACCATAGCCACCCTTGATCCGGAGAATGCGGAGTCTTGCGTGTACATGCTTGAACGCAAAGGAAAGGACGGGCAGCCTACCACCATAGAGGGCCCTTCGATCCGTTTCGCGGAGATTATAGCCAGCCAGTACGGGAATCTCCGTGTCGGCTCTCGAATCCTCCTTAATGACGGGAAACAGTTGATTGCAGAAGGCTTCTGCTTTGATGCCGAGACCAACTATGCCGTATCGAAACAGGTCATAAGGCGTATCACCTATAAGAACGGAACGACATACTCAGAGGATATGCAGAATATCACTGGAAATGCCGCCCAAAGTATTGCTATGCGTAATGCGATATTCACTGTCGTGCCACTTGCAATCCTGAAACCGGTTCTTGAAAAGATCAAGGAATTCGCAGCTCAGAATGTGGCTACTGCGGAAGAGTTTGAGAAGAAGAGAAACAAGACTATCCAGTGGTTCACCAAGAGAGGTGTCACGGAAGCGGAAATCCTAAAATACTTCAGTCTCAAAAACATGGATGAAATCACTGCAGAGCATGTGGTGAAACTCATTTCTCTTGCCAATTCAATCAAGGACGGCTACACTACTCTGGATGTCGAATTCCGTCCCGAGAAGGTGAAGGAAGAGGCGATCTCCGAAGGCGTAGCAGCCAAGAAAGAGGATATGAGAGAAAAGGGAAAGAAGGAGGAAAAGGATTCAGACAGACTCTTGTAACGCCATGTCACGATTTGAATCATATACACCCGAGCAGCTTGAGGAACACCTGTCAAACTATCTCTTAGATTCGTGGAGTTATTCAAAGGTCAATTCTTTCTCTCGAAACGAGAAAGCGTTTGAACGAGAGTACATCTACTGCGAGGCCGGCAGGAGTTCGTCAAGCACTGTGGCTGGAAATGCCTATCACGAGGCACTTCAGTATTACTTCGAGTGCTTCCGTGACCAGAAGCCGGAGCCGAGCATCATTGATCTGCAGCAGATAGCATACATCTACATCACGGAGTTCGAGCCCCATAGATGGAAACTGCAAAAACGCACCCCTACCGTAGAGACTGCAATGGAAGCGGCTATCGCTGATGCAAACTTCCTCATCGAGAGTTTCATGCGTGAAAAATCCATATATCTTGATGAGATCGAAGAAGTCCTCGAAGTCGAGAGGTCCGGCACGGCATGGGTTACAGTGAACGGCCAGGACATACCTCTGCCCCTTAACTTCCGTCTCGATGTCAAGGCTCGTCTTCGTGACGGACAGATAGTGATCATAGACCATAAATCCAAGACCCAGTATTCTGATGAGGAAGAAATCGCCCTCACCTATGGAAAGCAAGGTATCACTTACGTCATAGGAGAGGAAGCGTTATGCCCAGAGCATAAAGTTTCGGTGGTCTGGATAGTCGAAAACAAGAGGACCGCGAACAGAGACCGGTCCCCACAGTTACGCAAGCATGTAATATCAATGGAGCCCGATCAGAGAAGATTATATGAAGCCCTTCTCTATGCACCGCTTAAACGTATGTGCAAGGCTCTGAATGACCCTGACTATGAGTATGTCATCAACGATAATGACACTCTCGTCAGCAAGGCTGAAATATACGAGTTCACCATGAGGACAATGATTTCCGAAGTGGAGGACTTCGATGTTCCTGAAGATAAGAAGGAACTTGTATCTCAAAGACTGCGTAAGGTCAAGGACTCTTCCTTGGCAATGATCAGCCCGAAGGTTATCACTTCATTCAAGAAGAACGCAGCATCATTTATCCAATATGATTTTTCTATGACAGATATGACAAACAAGGAAAGGATCGAGCATGTATTACGCAGTTTCGGTCTCGTTACCAATGTGGCTCATGAGATTTCAGGATATTCGTCGGACACTTACCTTCTGGAATGCTCTGCCGGAGTCCGGTTCACGGAAGTCAAGAAACTCCACATGAATTTGGCCAATGCACTCAATGTGTCAAGTGTCCGCATTCCTCAGAACCTCATCATGTACGAAGGCAAGAGTTTCCTCGGCATAGAAATGAGCAAGAAACGCACGGAAAGTCTGATGTGGGACGGAACATTGCTTGACGGCACCCTGATACCTCTCGGAAGAGATAACTTCCGCGATCTTAAGGTCTGGGACCTTGATAATCAGAGTACGCCCCACATGCTCGTCTGCGGTTCTACGGGCTCCGGAAAATCAGTTCTCATTATCTCCGTAGTGGCATTTGCCAAGTTGATGCCTCAGGTGGAGCGTATCATAATCTTCGACCCTAAATACGAGTTCTCGGACATGGCCGATGACAAGACTGAGGTCTATAATGAGATTGAGGACATTGAAAACCGAAGCGAGGAACTTGTGGAGGACATGCAATCAAGAGCCAAGTCCAAGAGAAAGTACAACCGCTACACGATGGTCATCTATGAAGAGTTTGCCGATGCCATCGACCAGGCAAGATCAGGAAAGGAACTTGACATCTACGAAGAAGTAGAGGAAGGTTTCTATGCCAACGGTACACCTAAGATCAAGAAGGTAGTCGTAGGCAGAAAGAAATCTCTTTCAGAAAACCTTAAGATGCTGGCCCAGAAGGGAAGGTCGCTCGGTTACAGACTTATAGCGGCAACTCAAAGAGCATCAGCGAAAATCATCTCTGGAGACATCAAGGTCAATTTCCCTGTTCAGGTATGTTTCCGTATGCCTAAGGCAAAGGACTCGGAAGTGGTACTCGGACAGCCTGGTGCAGAGGCTTTGGCTGGTAAGGGTGACGGCCTCTTGCGTTCACCGGAATACTCCGATGACCTTGTACGCTTTCAGGGCTTCTATAAAGAATCATAAACCTAATAAGGAGCAATACAATATGTTTAACAATTATTCATCAAAAAGGAGAGAGGTATGGCACGACCAAAGACCGCAGGAATAGAGTACTTCCCATTCGATGTCAGCTTTTTCCACGACATCAAGGTACGCAGGCTGCTAAAAGCCAAAGGAACAGAAGGAATCGTTGTGTACTCGTTTCTTCTGTGTTTAATCTACAAAGAAGGGTATTTCTTACGAAAGAATGACGACGTTGCGTTCATTTCTTCGGAAGAAACCGGAGTAACTGAGGAAGAAACCCTTTCCATCATGGATTATTGTGCAAAAATAGGTCTGTTCGACACAGATTTGTACAATAATGAGGGAATTTTGACCTCGAAGGGTATTCAGATGCGATATGAGAATATATGCAAGTTATGCCGGCGCACGTCACGTATAACAGAGTACTCTTGTCTTCCGGAATCAACTGAACCGATAGAACTTGACCTCGGAGAAATTGAGGGTCTTAGCGAAGTTCTCGACGGTGGGGTTTCTTCGGGTTTCTTCGGAAGAAATGCAAAAGAAACTATTCCCCCGAGTGGGTTTACTCCGCATGGCAACGGAAGTAATAACCCTCAAAATGGAGTTTCTTCCGAAATATCTGGAGAAAACCCATCGTCTGATGTTGTTTCTTCTGAAAACCTCGGGGTTTCCTCTGAAAAAGGTACACAAAGTAAAGTAAATAAAAGTAAAGTAAATAAAACAAAATTAAATTCAAATAAAACAGATATAAGTGATAATTCTTATTCTTCTATACCAGAAGAAATGAATAGTAATACTACGTATTCCTATTCCAAAGAAGAAAAAGAAAAAGTCTTTTCTTTCTTTTTCTGGGAGAATTATATGAATCCGCGCAAGGAGACTGAAAAATTCTATAACTGGAATGAGTTGCGTGAATGGAAGACCAGGGATGGCATTCTTGACACGGAAGGCAAGCGTATTCTTGCTGCGAAACTATGGTCTCCTGAATCAAAAGACAAGAGGTGTACGTCTCACTTCTTGGCTGTCTGGAAAACTCTATATGACGAGATCATCAAATCAAATCCTGAGGTTGCGGCCAAAATGCTTGACGAAAGGTCTCATTCGGAACTGGTGGGGACGACCATGAGTCTGTACTGCACCAAGGAGGTCTATGAGTACATAAGCAGACATAATTCTACGCTATGGCCTTTGGTGGCTGACCGCTTCCAGGGCTTAAAGGTTCAATGGAGAAGAATCTGATATGGAACTGACCGACGCAGAGACGAGAGATATACGCAAATATCTTGAATCCTTGGAAAACGAGATCAAGAATCCTCGGAAGAATAGGATTGAAAACCTTTTCCGCATGATTCGTCTCAAGTTAAACAAAGCCGAGAAACGTAACAAAGGAAAGCAACATGGTAAGTGAGATATACAATACGGACTGCATGGAATACATGAAGACCATGCCCGACAAGTTCTTTGACCTTGCCGTCGTTGATCCTCCGTATGGACTTCCGAAAGGCTCTATACATGGCAGAGGAAAACTACGCGACAGGACACTCAATAAAGGGGCAGACAAGTTTGTCAAATGGGACTGTGTCCCCGGTCCTGAGTACTTTGAGGAACTTATTCGTGTAAGCCGTAATCAGATTATCTGGGGCGGTAATTATTTCCCGTTACCTCCTACGAGGTGTGTTCTGTGCTGGGATAAAGTGCAGCCTTGGGAGAATTTCTCGCAGATAGAGATTGCTTGGACTTCATTCTCTGCTCCGGCAAAGATATTCAGATATGACAACAGAACCGGTGACAAGATTCACCCGACTCAGAAACCCGTCGCCCTTTATGCTTGGGTATTCCAGAATTTTTCCGGGGGGGGGCAGAAGATACTCGACACTCACCTCGGCTCCGGATCGAGCCGCATAGCGGCATACCGCCTCGGTCTCGACTTCTACGGATGCGAACTTGACAAGGGCTACTTCGATGCCTCGCAGGAGAGATTCGACAGGGAGTGTCTGGGAATAGAGGTGATCGGTGAACACACGGTAACACAACAAACACTGTTTTGAAATGACTGAAAAGGTTCTCAAACTCATAGAAGAGATTTCTTCCGAAATGAAAGCCAAAAGACAATATCCGATAGTCGTTACGTCCATTGACATATCCAGACGAATTAGCGGATGTCATTTGGATCAAGTCGAAAGAGTTGCCAGGACTTTGAGTGATAGAGGGCTTATCAGAATAGGGAAAACCATAAACTACGAATACTACGAAATCATAGGATCATGAACACAGATAACACAATAATATCAGCGGCAATCGAAGTACTCCGTAATTCGGATAGAGTTCGGATCGTTGCTGACGGGGGGGGGAACAACATCGACCTTATCCTCAAATCAAAGAACGCCTGCAGGTGTGTCAGGCTCGCATTACAGGATTACAAACAAAACCATTTGAGCCATGAAACTTCTGTACATTGACCTTTTCTGCGGTGCTGGTGGAACCAGTACCGGAGTGGAAGCTGCTCGGGTGGATAAAGACAAGTGTGCAAAAGTCATCGCCTGTGTCAATCACGACAAGAATGCCATTGCTTCACATGCAGCCAATCATCCCGAGGCAAAGCATTATACTGAAGACATCCGTACTCTTGACATTTCTGAACTCATCAGGCATACAAAGTCAGAGCGAAAGAAATACAAGGATTCAAAGGTTATCCTCTGGGCTTCCCTTGAGTGTACTAACTTCTCACGTGCAAAAGGAGGCCTGCCACGCGATGCAGACAGCAGAACTCTTGCTGAACATTTATTCAGATATATTGAAGGGCTTAACCCGGACTATATACAGATTGAGAACGTCGAAGAGTTCATGTCATGGGGAGACCTTGATGAGAACGGCAAGCCTGTAAGCAAGGATGCCGGAAGACTCTACATGCTTTGGGTGCAGAATGTTTGCAGATACGGGTATCATTTCGACTATCGCATTCTAAATTCAGCAGACTACGGTGCATACACTTCGCGCAGACGTTTCTTTGGAATCTTTGCCAAAGGTGATCTTCCGATAGTCTTTCCCGAGGCTTCCCACGAAAAATCCCCAAAGAACGGCATATTTGGAAGTCTGGAGGCATGGAAGCCCGTGAGGGAAGTCCTTGACTTGAACGACGAGGGAAAGTCTATTTTCGGTCGAAAAAAGCCCCTTGTGGACGCTACTCTGAAAAGGATTCATGCCGGACTCGTCAAGTTCGTCGCAGGAGGCAAGGATGCGTTTCTCGTAAAGTGGAATTCTATGAGCAGGGCAGGTATTTATCATGCCCCGGGTGTAGATGAACCGTGTCCTACTATCGCAACTCAGAACCGATTAGGGGTAGCAAAGGTTTCTTTCCTTTCAAAACAGTTCAGTGGTGAACCTGAAAGCAAGAATATCACCATTGATGGTCCTGCAGGAGCAATCACGACAAAGGATCATCATGCCTTCATTACTGCATACTATGGGAACGGAGGAAACCACAGCATTGATGCCCCGGCACCTACCATCACGACAAAGGATCGCTTGGCTTGCGTCACTCCATTCATCGTAAACCAGTACTCGGGAGGGGGACAGGTCTCCGACATGGATAGTCCGTGTCCTACCTTGCTCACTAATCCGAAGCAGAATATAGTGGTTTGCAAGCCATGGATAATGAACACCAACTTCAATAATGTCGGCAGTTCCATTGACGATCCGGCTCAGACCATTACCGCCAATAGAAAGTGGCACTATCTCATGAATCCTCAGTTTTCTTCTCCGGGAGGCTCTGTAGATAAGCCTTGCTTCACACTCATAGCAAGGATGGATAAGATGCCTCCGTATCTCATGGCAGCCTCGTGTTGTGATGATCTTCCTGACTTCATAAAGAAAGTGGACGACGGTCTCCTGTATGAAGTCTATGAGTCTGACAGCAAGGCTATGATTGAAATTAAACTCTTCATGGCAATGTATGGCATTACGGATATAAAGATGAGGATGCTTAATGAGACTGAACTAAAACTCATAATGGGTTTCCCTCGTGAATATGTCCTGATAGGCACTCAGGCCGAGAAGAAAAAATACATAGGCAATGCAGTGGTGACTATTATCCCGAAAGTGTGGGCTGAAAGCCTGTATGTCGCCAACTGTGAAAAGATAATGAAGACGGCAGTATGAAATCCAATAGGCACATAAATGATTTGACGGGCAGACATTTCGGGAGACTCACTGCGGAAAAGTTGGTAGGGCATACCGATTACAAGGTTGGGAAATGGTTATGCAAGTGTGAATGCGGAAACACTGCAGTCGTGTTGGCCAGCAACCTGACCGGAGGCCACACAAGAAGTTGCGGCTGTCTGAGGGTTGAGAACTGCCGTCGTATAGAAAGGCTTAACAAGGTAAAATATAAGAAATAATGGCATCAGAAAACAAACACATCATCATCGGCTACCTTGGCAGTGATCCCGAGGTCCGCTATGCGGATGGCCCGAGAGGACAACAGAAAGTGGCAATGCTTTCTGTCGGAACAACAGAAAAGTACAAGGATAGCAACGGAGATTACCAGACCATTACGGATTGGCACCGTTGCGTCGCATGGAGGCAAGCGGCTGACTTTATTGAGAGATTTGTCCGCAAGGGCTCAATGGTTTACATCACCGGCAAAGTGAGGACCAGAGACTATCAGGATAGAGATACGGGCAAGAAAGTCTATATCACAGAGACAATCGTCGATTCCATTCAGGTCCTTGACAGAAGGCAGGACTCTGAAGATAGAAATCAGGGAAATACTCAACAGACAAGGCGCAGACCATCAAACACCTCTACCAAAAAGCAGCAGATAAGTGGTGAGTTGCCTGATGATGACGACGATGACCTGCCTATAGGGTAAATGGTGCAACAGTAAATTATGGATGATGATGAATAAGAAAAGAAGAAATGAAATTGCTAAGGTTGTAGAACAACTGAAGCAGAGCCGAGATAAGATAACTCAGTTGGCAAATGAGGAACGCACTGCGTATGAATCCCTTCCTGAAAGTCTGAAAGAGACTGACAACGCATTGGAAATGGGAGATAATGTGGAATTCTTGGAGGCTGCATCTGAAAATGTCGAAAGTGCCATTGGGGAACTGTTGAACATTTAACGGCATACACGATGGTAAGTGAGATATACAACACGGACTGCATGGAATACATGAAGTCTATGCCCGACAAGTTCTTTGACCTTGCTGTCGTTGATCCTCCGTACTTCTCCGGTCCTGAAAAAAGAGGATTTTACGGTAAGGCAGTGAATTCAAACGGAGTTCATCGAACTTATAAGAAAAGTGATGAATGGTCCGTTCCTAAGCCAGAGTTCTTTGACGAATTGAAAAGGGTTTCCAAACGGTATATCGTATGGGGATGTAACTACTATGACTATGTATTTGAGCATGGTCGCATAGTCTGGGATAAATGCAATGGCGCATCATCCTTTTCGGATTGCGAAATAGCTGCTACAAATCTTTTCGATTCCGTCAGGATGTTCCGTTTCATGTGGAACGGAATGATGCAGGGCAAGAGCATTTCAGAAGGCCATATCATGCAGGGAGACAAATCGAAGAATGAGTTCCGGATTCACCCGACTCAGAAGCCTGTCGCCCTTTACGCTTGGATATTCCAGAATTTCGCTCGGGGGGGGCAGAAGATACTCGACACTCACCTCGGCTCCGGATCGAGCCGCATAGCGGCATACCGCCTCGGTCTCGACTTCTACGGATGCGAACTTGACAAGGGCTACTTCGATGCCTCGCAGGAGAGATTTGACAAGGAATGCCTGGGAATAGAGGTCTTCGGTAATCACACTATAACACAGCAAACACTTTTTTGATCATGGCAAAAGAACAAATATACGGAGTGTGTTCGGTATGTGGCTGCACGGACACAAATCCATGTTGGCATCCCGAAGCCGGGAATTGCTGGTGGACTGATGACAGCCATACAATCTGCAGCCATTGTGCTGATCCTGTCCTTCGGGATGATCCTCGCACGATTCACTGCATAAA